GTTACCATCTTGTATTGGGGTAGCTATGTAGTTGCCCAAGAGGATTACGACGACACCAATATTGACAGACTAGTCGATAGCACCAAGCCGAAAGACGGTGGGGGTACGAATGTAGAGTGTGTATCCACATACATGACCGAGCAAGGTATAGACCCCCAAGCTGTGATCGTGTTTACAGATGGGTGTATATATGGCGGTTGGGGTCAGTGGGACTGCCCAGTGCTCTGGACAGTGTTCGACAACAAGGGTTGCAAACCAACAGTGGGCAAGACATGCCACATCAATACAAACGGGAGATAGAGATGAGTAACACAACAATACGATGCGGTGACGAAGAGGCTTACAAGTATGTGGCAGAACTTACACCTTTCAGCGGGTCAGTGTTTAGTTCGCACTGGAGGGATTGCGACTACTCACTAGATAGGAGGTTCATAGTACGTGCGTGGGGTATACCGGGTATTAGAAGTAAGTACAGACAATCTACTAACGTGTTTAGTCCTATTTTAATATGGGAAGGACACATGGGGCATGGGTTATGGTATGGCGTATCAGGCGACAACGCGTGGATATGCAATGCCTTGAACTCTAACTTAATTATGGATGGAGAAACGATCTACCCGTTAACACCTAAAGAGATGCTTGTTATGCAAGACTATGGAATAGGTGGTGTATCTGCAATGATGCAGGGAACTGGTATTAACAAAAAGGAGCAAGTGTAATGCTGTGGGAAAAAGGTACAACAATGCAACAAGAGCGTCCGAAAGTGTCAACCCTTTTGGTAAAAGGAGTAAAACCGCTTCACATAAAGGATTTTGTAAATGAAGTTGAACGGCTTTTAGATTCGGGAGGAAGTGATCGACTTACCGACAAGCAAACAAATGCCGTGTTTGGTTATCTAAAGTTTTTGTTACAACTGGAGAAGTCGTTTAGTGGTTGTTCTTTTGTTGTTGCGCCAAGGGGAGAGCATTACGATACTAATAATATAAAGTTAGTAACGTATACCTATGGGGAGTTGGGTAACAAATTAGTTCGCGCAGCAGAATGGGGTGACATAGCCCCAAGAATATACGTTTATGTGCCGACTAACAGATATGTTTCGGGGTGGGTATCGCTTGGAGATTTCCGAAAGGGGGATCACAATGAGAGTTTAGACGTGCCTAGGATCGGTATATTTTCACAACACATAGGTCACCCAGTTATCGGAAAGGACAGTTTTCACCACGCAATAAAAACAACAACAAAGGTGAAAACCGCTTTGTCCGTAGCCCGAAAATTCTTTCGTATGGAAAATGCAGCAGAAATAGCTTTAAGGGATTTACCCACAGTTAAACAAAGTATTGCAGACCAACGCGCTGACATTGAGACGTTAGTGTTCAAAGCTAAAGTGAAGTTCACAAATCACGATAGATTTCCTGAGTTGATGAAGCAACTGCTAAGCACGAATGACGCAATAGACGAGGATATAAAACAAGAACTACAAGAATACGTCACGGAGGTTAACTACCAACAAGAAAACGTGTTAACAGCTAACATAGGCGTATTGTATGTTCGTGGGTACGTTAGTAATGGGCGACAGATGTTCGATAGAGTACGTCTTCATACGAAAAATAGTAATGTAGTACAGCATGAAAATGTTTTTGCACCGTGTGAAGAGGAAGACCTACCTGAAGAAGTTAAACGAAAACTATCTCTATTGATGATGGAGGAAGACGAGGCGTTTATCGCTAATGTAGGTTACAAGCTAGACGATGAAATCTATTACATCTACGAGTAACGAAGATATGGAAACTCTTTACCGTGTAGACGTTAATTTATCATCTAATACTGTAACAATGCTATGTATTGGATTATGGTGTATTGACAATACCGATGCAGGAGAGTATACTTCTTTACATGAGCTACCCGAATGGGCACAGGATAGAATTGCCGTGTTAATGACGGTAGCTAATGGAGAAGAAGTACCTGATATTGGATGGCGTAAGGAAAACGTGTTCCACATTATTAAACCAATCAGTACTGGAGAGCTAAGTGCCACAAAAAACGGCAACGAGTAAGGATCGAGAACTTAAAGAGAGACAAGTGGCGGCATTGGAAAGTATCGCAAACGCACTACATACTTTATTAGATTTAGCTGAAGATAATATCGAAGAGGAAGAAGCTAAACGTGCCAAAGACTCCTACGAGCGAAACCGATGAGTGGGAACCCCACGCAAGAACAAGTCCATGCTCTGTTTAATTATTGTCCAGAACGTGGGCTTCTCACAAACAAATTTACACGTGGTAGATTGTCTCGACTTGGGGATCAAGCAGGTTGGTTCACCAAAGCAGGGCGGCAAGTCACTGTAAATGGAGAAAGCTACGCGGCTAAGAAAATCATCTGGCTACACGTTACAGGGGAGTTCCCTACTGGCGGTTACATCGTCAACAAGAACGGTAACAAACAAGATGATCGGATAGCTAACTTAGAATTCTTTGAAGGGGAAAAGACAGTTATTCTTTTTGAGAACCCAGACCTACCTACCAGAGAAGAAGTCAGAGAGTACTTCAATTACCACCCTCGTTCTGGACGCATGACCTACCGCAAGACTTATGGCCCTACCCGTCTGGAAGGACAGGTCATTGGGCAACCCCATAACAAGTTTTATATGTGTGCGGTCGGTGCGTTTCGTTACCCCGTTGCCCGTCTTGTATGGCTAGGACACAAAGGGGAATGGTTACGTAACGAAAGTAGTATAAGGACATACGTTGAGGAAGACGTGTTAGGGCATAAGAACGGCGATCAAAAGGATAACCGGATTGGGAATCTTAGGCGGGGGCTGCTATCAATTACCGATAACGAAGAGCGGCGACTTGCATTACTAAAGGTCAATCGGACGGAGACGGCGGGGATAAACTGGGATGCAGGGAGGAAGAAGTTTATTGTTCGTATCGTAGTGGATGGTAGAAACATGTTAGTAGGTGCTTACCCTACAGTAGCTACTGCCGAAATAGCTAGGGAGCAAGCCTTAAAAGAAATAGAAGCGTCAGATAAAATTTTAGCGGAAATAACTGGAGAGAAATGTGAAGCGGAAGGGTTATAGAGAATACTTTACGGTGGAGTACCGTAACGACCAACGGGTAGTAGTTTTAAACGGAAACTTAAAATCAAAGACAAGGAGTGGTAATGAACAGACTAGCAGCACTAGCGATAATACTCTTATGGAGTCCACTAACCAAAGCAAACGCTACATCCCAATGCTTTGACGTAGATCAAGTGTTGAAGGTTGTTGACGGGGACACCATTGACGTACGTATTAATGTGTTACCACTAGACCTTGGGTTATTGGCAAACCTGCGGATACGCATGGAGGGTATCAACGCATGGGAGTCCAGAACAAAAGACCTTGAGGAAAAGAAGTTAGGGTTGGCTGCAAAAAAACGATTAACAGAGCTTGTAGCAGTGCCCATCAATGTGTGCCTGTCAGGTAAAGGTAAGTATGGACGATGGTTAGGCACACTATTCAATGGGGATACCAACATCAATCAGCAGTTAATAACTGAAGGTCATGCACATGCCTATACTGGGGGTAAACGTAAGGCGTTTGGGGAATGAACTGTTGGCATTGCGGCACTGAGCTTATTTGGGGTGGGGACCATGACATTGAAGAAGAGGGGTTTGATTACTTTATGGTAACAAATTTAAGCTGTCCTGAGTGTAATAGTTACGTTGAAGTGTATGCACCTAAAAACAAAACGGAGTAAACCTATCACTAGACAATCACCAAGAACTAACTTTGATGTCACAGAAAAAACGTGCTGCAAGTGTAAACAAACAATGAGAATCACCCGATTTCCACGAGATAAAACAAAAAGGGATGGTCGCATGTACATTTGCGGGATGTGTGTATCGGCTAAACAGAAACTTTACAGAGCAAAAATGAGGGAGGAAAGTAATGGCAAAAACTAAAACGAGAGCAATTGATAAGTACACAGTAGTATCAGAGAAAGGTTTACGTGCAGCCAGAAAGAATTTTGAAGGCAAACGTGAAGAGTCAGCACGAATCGCTGAACAGACAAGAGTGTTTTTGGAGAACGGTGGAGAGATAGAAGTCCACGAACAAGATTTTTGTAAAGACATATCAACAATTGCTTATGGATACCAAAAGATAAACCAATGATAACCCTCTACCTATTCACTACGTTCGGTATCTTTATCTGGGGAGAGTACCCCTCTTACAAAACGTGTATGACTGAGCGAACGCGGTTGATCGAGTGGTTCGATACGAATAAAACTGAAAATCTTTATTCGGTTGAGTGCATAAAAGTATAGGAGAACAGGATGACACCAGAAGTAAAAGTTAAACGGAAAGTTACGGCACAGCTTAAAGAGTTAGGGTGCTACTACTTCTTCCCTGCTACTGGGGGCTACGGGAAGTCAGGCGTACCGGACATAGTTGGGTGCTACAACGGTAGGTTTTTCGGTATCGAGTGCAAGGCGGGTAAGAATAAGCCAACAGCACTACAGAAAAAGAACCTTGCCGAAATAACCAATGCGATGGGGATTGCTCTCGTGGTGAACGAAGAGAACATGAATGATATAAACGCGTTACTGGGTGCCCCCGTAAAGAATCTCAATCAGTTAGAATTAAACTTGGGAGTATAGATGACTGAAGAAGAGAAAAGTTATTACGAGCATGGTGACCTACCCCCTAAACCGTTATCGGTAGGGGTAAGCAGAGCAGACATCCTTGATACCGCCAAGCAGTACGTGACGCGGGATAGGCAGAACACACACGGCGCACCAGAAGATAGCTTTAGTAGAATTGCTGATTACTGGAGCGTTTACCTACAAAGGGATGTAACTTCAAAAGACGTTTCCATTATGATGACTATGCTAAAGATAGCTAGGTTAGATGAGAACCCAACACATAAAGATAATTGGATTGACGCGTGCGGGTATCTTGCGTGCGGAGGGGAGATTGCGGTATCGACATAATCACACTAGACTTTGAGACTTACTACGATAAGGATTTTTCACTCCGAAAACTAACCACTGAGGAGTACATTCGATCTTTAGAGTTTGAAGTTATAGGAGTAGGGATCAAGGTAAACAATGGCTTAACTGAATGGGCTAGTGGCACTCACGAGCAGATGAAGGAGTACTTAGATGGTTTCGATTGGGAAAACAGTTCTCTGCTATGCCATAACACTATGTTCGATGGGGCTATACTTAATTGGATTTATGATATTCGTCCCCGCGCTTATCTTGACACTCTCTGCATTGCTCGGGCTTTACACGGTGTGGAAGCAGGAGGGAGCCTTAAAGCGTTGGCTACACGGTATAAGATCGGAGAGAAAGGTACAGCGGTTACCGATGCAATAGGTGTACACCGTTGGGAGTTCACGGATGAGGAGTTAGACCTCTATGGAGATTACTGCATCAATGACGTAGAGTTAACCTATGAACTATTCGGACTTATGGGTAACGCGTTTCCACGTACTGAACTAAAGATTATAGACCTGACCCTCAAGATGTTCATTCAACCCATTATTGAATTGAACGTACCCTTATTGAAAGAACATTTAGAAGATACCAAGAAGCTCAAGGAACAATTAATTTTAGACGCAGGGGTTACCAAGAAAGACCTAATGTCTGGAGCGAAGTTCGCTGTTTTATTAGAAGAGTTAGAAGTTAAAGTTCCAATGAAGGTAAGTCCGACAACAGGGAAAGATACGTTTGCGCTTGCCAAAACAGACCAAGGATTTATAGACCTGTTAGAACATAAAGACCCTAGAGTTCAGGTGCTTGCTAACGCACGTTTAGGTAACAAGTCTACGTTAGAAGAGACGCGTACCCAAAGGTTTATTAGTATTGCTGAACGGGGAGAACAAGGGAAAGCATGGTTACCTGTGCCCATCAAGTATTACGCTGCCCATACAGGGCGGTTTGGTGGGGATGACAAGATCAACCTACAGAACCTACCAAGTCGTGGGGTAAATGGTAAGAAGTTAAAGCGTAGTATGATTGCTCCACAGGGGCACGTAATAATAGACTGTGATTCTTCTCAAATAGAGGCGCGGGTGTTGGCGTGGTTAGCAGGGCAAGACGATTTAGTGCAAGCGTTTGCGAATGGAGAAGACGTTTATAAACAGATGGCGGCTATAATTTATGGGATAGCGGTTGAGGATGTCACCAAAGATCAACGGTTTGTCGGTAAGACCACTATCCTAGGTTGTGGATATGGTATGGGGGCTGTTCGTTTCGTTGATCAACTTAAGGCATTTGATTTTGAGATGGACATTACCGAAGCCCGCCGAGTTATTAACATCTACCGTGAAACGTATTACCGTATAGTTGGACTATGGAACGATGCCAAGTTCACTATTCAAAATTTAGTGGACGGTAACGGTACAGAATTAGGAAGGGAAGGTGTGTTAAAGGTACGCCCCGAACTATCCGCTATCGAATTACCCTCTGAGTTGTTGATGAGGTATGACGACTTATGTTCAGAACAAGGGGAAAGAGGGCCAGAGTACACGTACAAAACTAGAAAAGGCCGAACACGGATATATGGTGGGAAGCTGATAGAGAATGTGTGCCAAGGTATTGCGCGTTGTATTATAGCGGAGCAGATGTTAAAAATTAGTACTCGGTTTAAGGTAGTGCTAACAGTACATGACTCTGTTGCGTGCTGTGTACCCGAAGAACAAGAGGAAGAAGCCCGTGCGTACATGGAAGAGTGTATGCGGTGGCTACCTGTGTGGGCTGATGGATTACCTATCGACTGTGAGTCTGGCACAGGACAAGCGTACGGAGATTGCGAATGAGCGATAAACCTAAAGCGGATGTGATTGACTTCTTAGAGCGTAAAGCTAAATACACCCCGAAAGAGATCATACGTTCTAGACTACAACCTTTAACCGAAGAACAAGTAGTAATAAGCGATATGGGGCTACTAAAGAAACGGGAGAAGATAATACTGGTTATCGCACAGACTGATTACGGAGATAATCCCCCGCGAACAGACACTGTAATGTTTGACTTAGATGAGTTACCGGATGTAATAGAAACATTAACGGATGCCTATAAATTTGCGTCTAAAAAAGATGAGGAAGAATCGTGAAAGGGAAATGGACTAAAGAAAATTTTGAGGAATACCATTCAACAAACCCAGAAGTTTTTCAATTATTTGAAAAGTTTACTTTGCAAGTCGCGCAACGAAGAAGGAAGTATTCAGCAAAAGCTATTTTTCACAGGATTAGATGGGAAATGGCTATGACAAAAAATGAAAATGAAGAGTTTAAAATAGATGATGGTTGGATTAGTCACTATGCTAGGTTGTTTGTTAAGTTACACCCAAGGCATGTAGACCTTTTTGAGTTTCGATCTCGTCAAGTAAGTTACCACGCAGCATGAGTATATCCCCGTGGTCATTCAGTAAGCTGAAGTCATTTGAGCAATGCCCTAGGCAGTTTCATCACCTTAAAATTCTTAAGACTTATAAGGAGAGTGAGACCGAAGCCATGCTTTATGGTACTGCATTCCACGAAGCCGCTGAAGAATACATACGAGATAAGACCCCCATGCCGCCTCAATTCGCGTACGCTAAAGACGCGTTAGATGCCCTTAATGCAAAACGGGGAGACAAACTATGCGAGTTTGAGATGGGGTTGACCGAGAACCTAGAACCCTGTGACTTCTTTTCAGATGAGGTGTGGTGGCGAGGTATTGCTGACTTAGTGATAATAGATGAAGAGGAAGACCTTGCGTGGGTAATTGACTATAAAACAGGGAAGAGTGCTAGATATGCTGACAAAGGGCAGCTTGAGCTAATGGCATTATCTATTTTTAAGTTCTTCCCAAATGTAAAAACGGTACGCGGAGGATTACTGTTTGTAGTTTCAAACGAATTAGTGAAAGATAACTACACTACACTTGATCAAACGCGTCTCTGGGAGAAGTGGTTAGGCGGGTACTCAAAAATGGAAACCGCATTTGAGAACGGTGTTTGGAACCCTAATCCATCAGGGTTATGCCGCGCACACTGCCTAGTTTTAGAGTGTGAACACAACGGGAGGAGCTAATGCCGTACAAGAACAAAGAAGATAGGAAAAAACAAAAGAACAAGCCAGTAGGTAGTAAAGAGTTTACAGCACGTATGGAACGCCAACGTGCACGTCAGAAGATGGACGCTAAAGCTAAGAAAAATGGGGGTGATAAGAATAATAACGGTAAAGCTGACAAACGAGAAGGTAAAGATGTCTCCCATAAAAAAGCCTTAAGTAAAGGGGGTAAGAACAAAGACGGCGTAAAGATAGAAAGTAAGAGCAAGAACCGCAGTCGGAATTATAAAAAGAAAAAGAAGTAACTCCGTAGACGCTTAGCTCGATGCGTCTCTAAAAAAATGTAGGTGGGGTTTTGAGGTTTCCTTTTCCCTATAGAGAAGCTGCTACTTCTCTCCGATGGCTCGAACCATCGTATAAACCTACAAAAATCGAGCTAGTCCTAAATCTTTAGGTTAGTGGATATCCTAAAGAAAATACATGCGGACCTAGCCCTATCCGTGGATGAAGCAGGGCTAACACGTTTATACGTTGCGAACTATAGAGGAAGAAAATGGAGATCGTTGATAACAAAGCGGTGTTGCTACGACTGCGACACCCAGCAAAAGTAACAACTGTTATACCAAAAAGCCAAGAGTTACCTGATAACCGAGTCATTGTTAAGTGGGGCATTGATGAAGCCCACGTACTGAAAAACCTTAACATTAAAGTACCGTCCCCCATTGAGGGTAAGTATACATGGACAGGTAAGCACACCCCCTTCGACCACCAAAAGACTACAGCCTCGTTTCTCACCATGCACAAACGTGCTTTCTGCTTCAACGAGCAGGGCACAGGTAAGACCGCGAGTGCTATCTGGGCTTCCGATTACCTAATGAATGTAGGTGCTATACGTAGAGTTCTCGTCGTATGTCCCCTATCCATCATGGATTCAGCTTGGCGTAATGATCTGTTTACTTTTGCAATGCACCGTAAGGTAGGCGTGGCTTATGGGTCTAAAAATAAACGAACACAAGTTATTGAGAGTGACGCTGATTATGTGGTTATAAATTACGATGGGGTAAACATTGTAGAAGAGGTTATAGCAAAAGGGGGGTTTGACTTAATCATTGTAGATGAAGCAACGCATTACAAGAACGCACAAACTAAACGATGGAAAACCCTTAAACGTCTTATGGATTCAGAACCGTGGCTATGGATGATGACCGGAACTCCCGCCGCGCAAAGCCCAGTAGATGCTTTCGGATTAGCCAGATTGGTTAATCCAGCCGCTGTACCTAGATTTGCAGGGGCGTTTAGAGATCGGGTTATGACAAAAGTGACCAATTTTAGGTGGGTTCCAAAACCAGACGCAACCGAAACTGTGTATCAAGTGCTACAACCCGCAATTCGTTACACCAAAGATGAGTGTTTGGATCTTCCTCCAATGATTTACGTCAAACGGGAAGTAGAATTAACGAGACAACAAAACAAATACTATAAGTTGTTAAGAGATAAGTTAGTGATGGACGCTGCTGGAGATCAGGTTAGCGCGGCTAACGCTGCGGTTGCCATGAATAAGCTACTGCAAATATCTTGTGGTGCAGTCTATACCGATACTGGAGACACGCTAGAGTTCGATATCTCGCACCGATACAAAGTTTTACGTGAGGTTATAGATGAATCTAGCAAGAAAGTATTAGTCTTTGTACCTTTTAAACACGTTATCGACATACTCGTAGACAAGTTAATGGGGGAGGGTATAACCGCTGAAGTGATTCGTGGGGATGTCACTGCACCTAAACGTACTGAAATTTTTAGGCGGTTTCAAAATAATGATGACCCTAGAGTGTTGGTTATTCAACCTCAAGCTGCTGCACATGGAGTAACACTTACTGCGGCTAACACCGTGGTCTGGTGGGGGCCAACTAGTTCGTTAGAAACTTACGCGCAAGCTAACGCACGGGTGCATAGATCAGGACAAGATCACAAGTGTACCGTGGTACAACTGCAAGGATCGGCCATAGAAAAACGTGTTTACGCTATGTTAGACAGTAAAATCAACATACATACAAAGATGATAGATTTATACAACGATATACTTGCATAGTTCATTATGATTCATTATAGTCTGTCATTCGATAAGTTGAGGAGATCGAAATGAGTAATACCGCTACACAGGATGAACCTCTTCCAGAGGTTTCTTTAGATAAATTAGTCAAGACGTATGTGAAAATTCGTGATCGCCGTTCTGAGATTAAGAAGGATTATGAGGCAGAAGATTCTGTTCTCGTGGAAAATCTTGATGCGGTTAAAGCGGCTCTACTGGCGCACTGTAAGGAACATGGTGTAGACAGTGTTAGAACTTCAGAAGGTCTATTTTATCGGACGATTAAGCAAACTTATTGGACTAACGATTGGGAACAAATGCACGCGTTCATACTAAAACATGCAGAACCCTCGTTGTTGGATAAGCGCATTAACCAGAAACACATGCGAGAGTTTCTAGAAGAAAACCCTGAGTTACTTCCGAAAGGATTGAACTCTAATTCTACTTATACCATTTCAGTAAGGAAAAAATAGTTATGACAACTGAGTTTGTTAATGTCAAAGGAGTAGCTGATCACTTTAAGGTGTCGGAAAGGCTAATCCGTACTTGGGTAAGCCAAGGTAAGATCCCCAAAGATACCTACGTGCATATTCAACAGACGTACAGGTTTAATCTTGCGGCGGTTGAAGCCGCACTTTTATCAGATCAAGGTGAAGAGGAGCCGTGGGATAATTTCTTACAGGCTAATAGTGACCCTGATACTATCGAAAAACTGTCACCTCTCCCGAACGATGGTACTGATGGTAGGCTTCTAACAGAGGACAACATTGGGACATGGGGCGATGTAAGTCCTGAGTCTGATGGAGTTCCTGATCTAGATACTGATCTATGAATAGAATTAGTATTCGCGAAAAGACTTTCAGGGGTATACCCGATAGTCATGGACTAACTAAGTTATCGGTAGTGATCGTAGGCGTGGCCTTTGTATCAAGGATCTACTATCAAGACGCATATAGTTCCGAGACTGTAGCAAAACCTACTTGTTGGTCAGGGGATACGGAAGTACCTTCGTTAGATGTACCGGAAGACCAACGCCAATCAGGGCGTTGTATAGATTGTACTCAAAATATTAGAGGTTCAGGAAGGGGTACAGGACGGGCTTGTAGGTTTGTACAGCGTATAGCTTTTGTTCTGGAAGATGATCTGGAAACAGTTTATCAGTTACAACTACCTCCTACTTCTATTTTTGGGGATGCAGTACAAGGGGATATGCCCCTTCGTGCATATGCACGATACCTTGAGGCGAGGGAAACGCCTTTCGTTGCTCTAGTGACAAACATCTATTTTGATACTGGAAGCAGCACACCAAAACTTTTCTTCAGGCCAGTACGACCTTTAGAAGAGCAGGAGCTAGAGACGGTCAAACGAATGATGGAGCATGAGGATACTACTAAGGCGTTAACACTAAATGTCGTCCCTGTAGAAGATATAAGTGAATCCCCATTCGCAGTAACTGACGGTTTCACAATTGATAATTAATGGAGAAAAATATGAGTTACCTCATAGAGAAAGTTGAAGTTTTATACCCACGTCTAGATCAGCCTTATAGGTTTGACAATGGTGAAGGAAGAAGTGTTCCTTGTGGGCCTTTGGAAAAAAACGCTAAGTACGAGACTAGTTTCGTAATGGGCGCAGAAACAGCAAAAAAACTTATGG